TTGCCGAATACAAGTATTTCCTTTATTGTGAGAAAAACAAATGAGTATCCCACATTTCAAATCCCAACACGATTGGGAAGCATTTACCCAAATCTTTGACAATCAGTGGCATTGTAAGAGAGCACTGTTGAATCGTGTTAAAGATGATCTTTTCCCTGGTTACAACTGGGATCAACTTCAACCACAAACACTGGAAGTGATCAATGACATGGTACAAAATCTGCTGTATGATGTAGATCGTCAGTTCAAAGAAACACACCAGGACTACAAAACTGATGATGATGAGATGTTCATTCCGTATCGTTCATTCAAAGAGAATGTACTAGAAGCATTGAATGAAGCGATTGACAAACGGGGTCCGACTGATGACTGAAGATTTCAATGAGTTGATGGATCTGGCGAAAATAATTTCACACTCCTTTATGTTTGCTGTGATCTTCTCAACTGCTCCTGACACTCTCAATCATCAGATCTTGACACCTTCTAAATAAGTGTGTTATAATCATTGTGTTAGTGACCGTCTGAATGGATTTACTTGATAAGTTCAATGCCGGATTACCAGATCGTCTTCACGAAGATGAATGCTGGGAGTGGCAAGGCAACAAAGACAAACAAGGTTATGGGAGAATATCTCATAACTACAAAAAGGTAAAGGTTCACAGATTAGCATATGAAGTTCATTATGCTGAACCTCTTGGAGATCTTCTTTGTTGTCATAAGTGTGATAATCCTTCCTGTGTCAATCCTAATCATCTTTATGCTGGCACCAATGCCGACAACATGAGAGATAAGGTTGAGAGAGGAAGACAACATCGACCTGTTGTTGATTATAGGGGAGATAAGTCTCCAAGATCTATCCTTAAGGAACATCAAGTAAGAGACATCCGTAACCTTTATAAATTGGGTTATACTATTAGGAAACTATCAGGGTTATATCCAGCCGTCAAAGAAGCGGCAATTGCAAATATAGTTCATAACAGAACATGGAAACATTTATTGGAGCGTGAATGATGGCCAAGGGTTTCACAGTAAAGGCATCAAAACCAAAAACATCAGCACCACAACCAACGTGGGATTATGATGCAATCAAGAAAAGATGGCGCGGCAAGACAATCGTTTTTTGCTTACCTGGCAGAGGTTGTTCTTATCTCTTTTTGAAGAACTTTGTTCAACTTGCGTTTGACTTGGTTCAGAACAACATGGCGATCCAAATTAGTCAGGATTATTCTTCAATGGTTAATTTTGCTCGATGCAAATGTCTTGGAGCAAATGTGTTGAGAGGTCCTGATCAGATCCCATGGGATGGTAAGTTACGTTACGATTATCAGTTGTGGATCGATAATGACATTATCTTTAACACAGAGAAGTTCTGGCAACTTGCTGATCTTGCTCTTCCTGCTGATGCCGTCGATGAAGATGGGGAGTTGATTGAAGGTAAAGATCACCCAATCTCTGCTGGTTGGTATTCCACTGAAGATGGAAAGACCACTTCTGTTGCACACTGGTTGGAAGAAGATGACTTCCGTAATAATGGTGGTGTGATGAATCATGAGATGGTTGATGGCATTACCAAACGTAAAAAGCCCTTCACTGTTGATTACACTGGATTCGGTTGGGTGATGGTTCGTAAGGGTGTGTTTGAAGATCCTGAAATGAAGTATCCTTGGTTTGCACCAAAGATGCAAGTGTTTGAATCTGGAGCGGTTCAAGATATGTGTGGAGAGGATGTATCCTTCTGTTTGGATGCAATTGATGCTGGATTTGAAATCTGGTGTGATCCACGCATTCGTGTTGGACATGAGAAAACAAGAATCATCTAATTTTCATTATGTCAAGTTCAAGAAAATCGACTGAGGCAAGAACTCGTCAAGAGAGTTATAATGAGAAGAGAAAGGAGATCAGACATCTGTATCTCCTTGCCAAACAAACAAAACAACTACAAAATGAGGCAAACGAATGGCAATGACTTGGAGTATTGCTAAACTCCATCTTCATAAAGACGGTCACCAAATGGGTGATCGTCAGAAACGCACTTCCATTGGTAATGGTAAAAGAAAGCGTGGTGGATACAAATCACGCAAAAAGTATAGAGGACAAGGTAAACGATGAATTTTGAGGACGAGTGGCATAAAACACATCCTTTGGATCACTGGGTTTATGATAAACTTCTCCTCTCCAATGCATTAGGTTATACTTGCGGACCAGTGGGAATTGATGTTCCCACACCTGGTCAATATATTATTCGACCCGTTCACAACTATATGGGAATGGGTCGTTTTTCACGCATTGCTTCACTAACAAGAAGCACTGATCATTTGCATCCAGGAGAGTTTTGGTGTGAAGTTTTTAAAGGTCCACACTTTACAGTTGACTTTCATAATGGAGTTGCTGAACTTGTTGTAAAAGGAGTTAGAAAAGAAGGAGATCCACTGTGGAAGTGGTCTCGATGGACTCGGGTAAATAAGAAGTTCAAACTTCCTAAGATCCTACAAGATCTTCATGGTAAATATGAATGGATCAACTGTGAATTCATTGGAGATCGACTTATCGAAGTTCATTTTCGTAAGAATCCTGATTTTAGGTTTGGTAATAAGATTGCCATTCCTGTTTGGGATGGAAGTGAAATCAAAAATAAGAAATCACAGTTTCATTTTGTAGAAGATAAAGATTATCACAGAAGGGGGTTTTATATCAAATGAATAGCCAAAGTCAAATGAGTGAGGAATTCCTCAGAGAAATCAATGAGGATGATCTCAATCCCAAGTCAAAGAAGAAGAGACCTGCTGATGGTCTCTTTGAAAGAACTGAATGTGAATGCGACACGTGTGAATGTGACAGGCAAACCCTCCAAGAAGGTTGATAAATAACCACAGTAAGTTGTAACTGTAACTGTGCCGATTGAAAGGGTCAGTCAAGGATTTAAGGACATTAGTGCGTCTTTTCAAATCAATCCAATTAATGATGATCTCATTGCAATTAAGAATGAGGTCTCAATTGCACGTGCAATTAGGAATTTAATCTTTACAGTTCCAGGAGATAAACCATTCCAACCAGAAGTTGGTTCGAATGTTGATAACTTACTATTTGACAACATGGATGAGCTGACTGCGGCATCCATTCGATCAGAGATTGAATACACAATTAATAACTTCGAACCCAGAGTTGAGTTGAATGAGGTTATCGTTGAACCTAACTATGATGATAATGAGTTTAACGTGACAATTAAGTATTACATTGTTGGTATTGATGTTCCCCAACAGGAACTTGCTTTCGCACTTCAGCTCACCAGGTAAATGGCATTAGTTAATTTTAGTAACGTCGATTTCGATCAGATAAAACAATCCATTAAGGATTATCTGAAAGCGAACTCAAACTTCACTGATTACGACTTTGAAGGATCTAATCTTTCAACGATTATTGACGTTCTTGCTTATAACACCTACATTAACTCATACAACGCCAACATGGTGACGAATGAGGTTTTCATTGACAGTGCAACTCTTCGTAATAATGTAGTTTCGTTAGCAAGAAACGTTGGTTATGTTCCCACATCCCGTAAGGCATCAAAGGCGACCATTTCGTTTATTGTGGACATGCAGAATGTGTCCGCATCAACTCTTACGTTGAAATCTGGTTTAGTCGCCATTAGTGCAAACAGAGCACTCAATCAAAATCTTACCTTCTGTATTCCAAGTGATGTTACGGTTCAGGTGGATTCCACAGGAACTGCTAACTTCGAGAACCTGGAAATTTACGAAGGTTCATTCATTCAACAAAACTACACTTACTCTTCTCGTAATCCAAATCAGAAATATCTTCTTCCGAATGCTGGAGTTGACACAGACTTAGTTTCTGTGGTGGTAAAAGAATCAGAACAATCCACTGTTTCGAGAAAGTTTAGACGTTCTGACAGTCTTTTGGGTGTGGATGGAACTTCTCCTGTTTATTATCTCTCTGAAATTGATGGAGAAAGATATGAAGTTTACTTTGGTGATGGTAATTTTGGACTTCCTCTTCAGGATCCAAATTATATTCAGATCTCTTACATCACATCGAGTGGAGCATCTGGCAACGGAGTGACTCGTTTTTCTTATGCTGGAAGTTTAGTGGATAATAATGGTAACTCAGTTACCGCTGGTGTTTCTAACATTACTACGATTTCACCTTCTGGTGGTGGATCAGATATTGAAAGTGTGGAATCAGTTAGAAAATATGCTCCACAGATTTATTCATCACAAAACAGAGCAGTTACCTCTGCTGATTATGAAGCAATTATTCCTCAGATTTACCCTGAAGCGGAATCTGTTTCTGCTTTTGGGGGCGAAGATCTTTCTCCTCCTGCTTATGGCAAGGTTTTTGTGAGCATCAAACCTTACAATGGAATCTTCTTATCCTCTGGAGTGAAGGAAAACATTCAAAATCAGATAAGAAAGTACAGTGTTGCTGGAATTGTTGTTGAAATTGTTGATCTGAAGTATCTTTATGTAGAGACAAACTCCACTGTTTATTACAACACTAACCTCGCAACCTCCCCACAACAACTCAGCACAGTTATTCAGGGTAATTTGGGTGTTTATGCTAACTCAACTGAACTGAATAAGTTTGGTGCAAGGTTTAAGTACTCCAAATTCCAAGGTGTGATTGATAACAGTAACGATTCAATTACGTCTAACATTACAACTGTGAATATGAGACGGGATATGGTCCCTGTGATTAACGCATTTGCGGAGTATGAAATCTGTTATGGTAACAGATTCCACATTAAGAATCACGGACATTCACCAGTTGCTGATGGAACTGTCATTGGATACAACATTAAGTCCTCTGGTTTCACCATTAGTGGTGTGAATGGAACAGTTTATCTCGGTGACACACCAAATCCAGATCAGAAAACTGGAACATTATTCTTCTTTAGGCTTCAATCTCCCACTGAACCAGTAATTGTGAAATCAAATGTGGGACTTATTGATTACATCAAGGGTGAGGTTCGTTTAAATCCTGTTAATATTCTTAGCACACAAGTGAATAGAGGTGTTCCTCTGATTGAAATTTCAGCAACTCCATACTCAAATGATGTTATTGGCCTTCAAGACCTTTACCTTCAATTAGACACCTCAAATGTCGTGGTAAATATGTTACAGGATAACATCGCTTCTGGTAGTGATACCTCGGGAGTAAATTATCCAGTAACGACGAGTTACTCCAATGGAGGTCTCGTTAGAGGTACTCCAGTTATCAATACCTCAATAACTGGAACAGTTCAAACAACTGGAACCACATCGGCTTCAGTTGTGACGACACAGAGTGGTTCCAGTTACCAAGCTACTTACTAAGATAGATGACAGTAGATAGAGTTAGATTTCAGGACATTGTAGAGAGTCAACTCCCTCGTTATGTGAGGGAAGATTTTCCACTGCTACCAGAATTCCTCAAGCAATATTACATTTCACAAGAAATTCAGAGTGGAACTCTGGATTTGGTTCAAAATTTAGATCAATATGTCAATTTGAGCGAGATTTTTGACCTTTCTAACTCAACAACTCTTGGTGCTGATCTTTCTTTCACTGGAAAAATCATTCAAACCTCATTTGAGGGTAATTTTACAGTCGGATTTCCCGATAAAAATGGTCTAATTCAGATTGATGATGAAATTATCTTCTATGAAACCAAAACTGACCGCAATTTTGAAGGATGCACTCGCGGTTTTAGTGGAATTACGTCATATATTTCACCTTCAACCCCAGATGAGCTCGTTTTTACGACTTCTGTAGCGACAGAACACAAAAATGGAGCCAGAATTGTCAATTTGAACGTTCTTTTCCTCCAACAATTTCTTCAAAAGCTTAAAAAACAATTTACACCTGGTTTTTCTGGTCGTTCTTTAACAAATAACCTCGATCAGAAGAACTTTTTGTATGGTGCAGAGTCATTTTACTCCGCAAAAGGAACAGATGCCGCCACAGAAGTGCTTTTTCGAGCACTTTATGGTGAAGATGTTGAAATTATTCACCCAAGTCGTTTTCTGTTTAGACCTTCTGATGCAGATTACAAGATTACTGAGGATTTCATCGTTGAAGCGATTGATGGAGATCCGTTAGAACTAAAAAACCTCACATTGTTCCAACTTGAAAGTGGAGCAAATGGTTCTGTTACAAATGTTGAAAGAATTAATTACGATAAAGGTCAATATTACCAAATTAGTGTCGATAGTGGTTATGACAGAGACATTAATGTCAGAGGAACCATTTATGCTGATTTTCAGGTTAATCCAAAGACAAAATTACTGAATTCCGTAAGTTATGGATCCACAATTCTCGATGTTGATTCAACATTGGGTTTTGATGACTCTGGAGAACTTGTCACAACTGATATTGATGGAAATGACGTTATTTTAACTTATTCTGGAAAGAATATTAACCAATTCTTCAATGTTGAAGGTGTAACTTATGAAATTGATGTCAAAACTGACATTCGAAAGAACGATTACTCTTATGCTTATGTTGGAATTGGCACAGAAGAACAAATTCGAGTTAGAATTGCTGGTGCTCTGAAAGATCTCGAAATCAACGAGAAAACTTACTCATATAACGAAAGAGACCTCATTAACATTAAGTCTCTGGGTCGAATTTCGAAGAATCAGAGGTCCACTGGGTGGATTACTAACGTTAAAACCTCAATGGATGTTGAGAACGTTATTCCCGATGACATCGATGAGAGAATTTACAGCATCTTTACTTTTGACACCCATTATTATTATCCCGGTTACAGAATTGTTCTAACTGATGCCTTTGGGACAAAAACAAACGGAAAGATTTCAAGAGTCATCTCTAAACGAGGATTTGTTGTTAAATTTGAAAATGCTCTGAATTTGGCAGCTCCCACTTATGTTGTGGAGAACCAATTACTCAAAGGAGACTCGGACAACTTTCAGGAGATCACAGAATTCACAGCAAACGTTCAGAACACCTATTCTGACCCCTCAGACAACGTTCTGGTGGTTTCTAACACCATTCCAAACTACTTCGACACTAAGACTAACCCCTATAACAAAACAATTGTTTTCAGTGGATCTGCAGATGGTGAAAACATCAGATTAACCAATAACACTGATCACGGATTCTACACTGGTGATGCAGTTTTCTACAGTCCTGGAATTACCAATGAGGTGACAAGTTCTCCTGATGGAATTGAAGTTGTAACTCAAAACATCAGTAAATTCACTAATGTTGAATCTCTTGTTTATTATGTCAAGAGAGTTGATCAGGAAACAATCAAACTTGCCAGATCTCGTTCTGACATCTTTGCTAATAAGTTCATTTCTCCTCTGGGAGATGTAACAAACAACGTCTTCACTTACTACGATTACTACAATAAGAAACTTCTCCCACAATCCATTATCAGACAGATTACTGATCCTGTTAATCGATCCGATGAATATGAGACTGTTGCTGGAGATTACAATGGCATTCTGGTAAATGGTGTTGAGATTCTGAACTATAAGTCTCAGGATAAACTGTTCTCTGGAAGAATTGAATCCATTAAGGTTGGAAGTGGTGGTGAGGACTATGATGTTGTCAATCCTCCTGAATTTCACATTGATGATAATGTTCAGACTGGAATTGCTGCAACTGGTGTTGTGGCAGTTAGAGGAAGTCTTCAGAAGATTAACATTATTGATCCAGGATTTGATTACATTGGAACTCCCACTGTTCGCATCACTGGTGGTAATGGAACTGGTGCGGCTGCAGAAGTTAATCTCACAACAGCTTATAATGTACCACAATTCAACTCTGAGGTTGATGGCAGTGTTACTGGTGGCATAAGCACAACTAATAACACAATTGGTTTCTCTACCTATCACAGGTTCAGAGATTATGAGAGGGTTGTTTATGATTCCAAGAAACTTCAGAATGTTGGTGGTCTCTCCACTGGAAGTTTCTATTATGTTTCTCTTGTAGATGCATCAACTGTCAAACTTCATAAGTCTTATGATGATGCCAATTTGGGCATCAACACCATTTCTCTCACTGGTTATGGTAAAGGGATTCAGTCCATTAATTCCACTGGTCTGAAGTATATTCTTTCTGATGTTGTTGTTACAAATCCAGGACAAAATTATCAGAATAAAAAGAGAAGAATCACTGGAATTAACACAGCATCCAACACAATCACCATCAAGAGCCATGGTTACTTGAATGGTGAAATTATTGAGTATGAATCCATTGATGATGATGTTCTGGGACTCTCCACAACAGAAGATTACTTTGTCACCAAGGTTGATAATGATAACTTTAAGTTATCTTTGGTTGGAACTGGAATCACCAATCAGAGATATTATCTGGAGAGGCAACTTTATGTTGATCTTCTGTCAGAAGGAACTGGTAACTTTAATTACCAACCTATCAGTGTCACCATTGAAGGTGTCATTGGAGTAAACACATTAACTGATCAGGACTTCAGAGCAGTTGTTCAACCCATCTTCAGAGGTGAAGTTGATTCTGTGGATCTGACTGAACAGGGTGTTGGTTATGGTTCTTCTGAGATTCTGAACTTCAACAGACAACCAACCATTTCTTATAAGAGTGGTGAGAATGCAGTTCTCCAACCTGTCATCAGTAATGGAAGAATTTCTGATGTTATCATTGTTTCTCCTGGTTCTGGTTATAACTCTGTTCCCACCATTGAAGTTGAAGGTGGTGGAAATTATGCAAAACTGACTGTTCTTATTGATAATGGTCAAATTTCAGAAGTTAAAATCATCAGTGGTGGAATTGGTTATGTTGCGTCTGAGACTTCACTGAAGGTTACTGCATCAGGAAGAGATTGTGTCTCTGAAGCACAGATTCAAGAATGGAACATTAACCTGTTTGAGAGAGACTTCTCCAAGATTACATCAGATGATGGATTTGTCTCTGAGAACATTGATGACACACAACTTCAGTATTCCCACATTTATGCTCCCAGAATTCTGAGACAGACTGTTAGTTCTTTGGATTCTGATGGTAATCGACTATATGGTTCAAAGGACCTAAACATTGCTAGAGGAGTTGAGATCGATAATAGAAGACACTCTTCGATCATTGGTTGGGCATATGATGGAAACCCAATTTATGGTCCTTATGGTTATGCCAACGGACAGAAAGGAACCATCAAGCAACTCACCAGCAGTTATGAACTGAGATTTGATAAACCAAACAGACCCTCACTTTCCACGTTCCCTGGTGGATTCTTCGTTGAAGATTACGAATACACAGAGAGTGGTGATCTGGATAAACACAATGGAAGATATTGCCTCACTCCAGATTATCCCAACGGTGTTTATGCTTACTTTGCAACCTTTGATAATATTGTGGACTCGGATGGTCCCTTCACTAATTACAAGAGACCTTATTTCCCCTACTTGGTAGGTAACTCGTTTAAGTCACAACCGAATGAATTCAACTATCGTAAGACTTCCAACCAGAATCAATACAATCTGGAGAATGGTAACTGGTTCAGAAACACCAAAGAATACCTGATCAATGATGACCGTTCCCATTATGACTTTATTCTGAACTCTGATAACTTCTCACCACAAGGCGCAGAGGTTGTTTCCACGACGGCATCCGGAATTGATTATGTTGGAGTGGTAACTGGTGGTCGCGGTTATAGTGTTTATGATAAAGCATCGTTTGCAAACGGACCAACTGGTGGTTCAGGTGCTCAGGCAGTTGTTGAGAGAATCTCTGGTAAGCAAATTGTAGATGTCTCCACTGCTTCCACTTCTTTTGATAATGTTGAATTTACTCCTTTTGGCAATCCTTCCAGTTTCATTGGATTCAGTTCTATTCCCACCAAATTTGAGTTTGGTGATCTGGTCAGCATTTCTGGTCTGAACATTCGTTATGATGGATTTGAAGATTATTATACAGTTGGAGTTAGATCTGATAACTTTGTTCTGACACTGGGTGTTGGTTCTGCAACTGCAACTGGAATTACCACTTACTTCTATGTCTCTGGTCTTCTGGAGTATCCTTACATCAGACCTAATGATATTCTTGGAATTGGAACTGAGAGAGTTCAGGTTCTAAATGTTGATCCTGTAACTCAGAGAATCAGAGTTATCAGAGAGGTTGATGGAACTGTTGGAAATGCACACACTAACAGTAGTGTTCTTTATGAGGATCCCAGAAAGTTCACTTTCAATGCCACTGGAATTCACACCAACCGTTCATTCAGAATTAACACTGAACTGTATTTCCAACCATCAGAATCTGTTGGTATAGGAACAACTTTGGGTCCCGGAGTTGGAGTTACTGTTTCTCTCTCCAATCCTGGAGTCGGTGCTACTCAATTGTTCCTCACACCTCAAGGAATCTACTATAAGGATCACCAACTGAGACTGAATGATACTGTTTTCTATGAGACTCACGGTGGAAATAGCATTGAGGTTTGGAATGGAGAGGCAACTCATCCTTACACAGATCTGACGGCGTTTGGGACCCTCTATGTTGTTCCTCTCACTAAGGACATTATTGGTATTGCTAGTAACAAAGTGGGACTTGGAACCACTGGTGGATATGTTGGTGTCAATAGTAATCCTGGTCTCTTCTACTTTACTGACGCAGGATCTGGTGAGTATCACAGCTTTGAAACCAATTACACTGAAGTTCTAACTGGTCAAGTTGCTAAGAACATTGTTACTGTTTCGACCGCATCCACACACAATCTCCAACTGAGTGACAAAGTTTGGTTGGATGTGAATCCCATTGATACTGTGACTGTAACAGTTAAGTATGATGATTACAACAGAAGAATCATATTCAATCCTCAGGATTTTGTTGCTGGGGATGTTAATGCTTTGAGAAACACCATCACCTTTGTAAATCATAACTTCAGAAAGGGAGATAAAGTTCTTCATACTGCAACCTCTCCTTCTGGTGGGTTGGCGAATGAGGGAATGTATTATGTTCTTCCCTTCAGTCAAGATAAGATTCAGTTAGTTGAGAATAAGTTCAATTTGCTTCAAACTGTTCCTGAGATTGTTGACATCACCAGTGCTTCTGCTGGAACACTCTCCAAGATTAATCCTTACACTGAAACCAGAAAGAATAATAAACTGAAGTTTGATCTCTCTGATGAATCTCTGTCATTTGTTTCTAATGGTGAGAGATTCTCCGCTTTTGATATGAGTTTGTATTCTGATCTTGAATACACAACTCCCTTTGTTTCTTCTGGTAAGGCCAATGAATTTGAAGTTACTAAGGAAGGAAGAGCTGGCATTGACGCAACTGCACATCTGACTCTTCTGGTTTCTGATTATGTTCCAGACAATCTTTGGTACAAATTCAACCTCATCAACACTCAGTTCATTACTAAAATCAAGAGTGAGATTCTGATTGACACTGACACAATTTCTAACAATCAGATCAATGTTGTTCCCAGTGATTATGATGGGGATCACACCATTGTGGGACTTGGAACCACAACCTTCTCCTTTAATCTTTCAAGAATTCCTGAGAGTTTGTCTTATGACAAAACAAACTCCACTGCAACTTATGAAACCAATTCCAGAACTGCAACTGGTTCAATTACCAGAATGTTGGTTCAGAGCAGAGGTGCTGGTTACAGATCACTTCCTGAAATTACCAATGTTATAAGTGTTGGTGGAACAGATGCAATTCTGTTCGCAGAGGGCAATGATGTTGGTTCAATCACTGGAACCAGATTCCTTTCCAATAACATTGGATTTGATTATCCTTCTGACAAGACAATGAAGATTGTCTCTAACCTCCCTGAGATTGTTGAGGTTGAGACACTCGCATCCTTCAGATACATCGGAATTACTTCTAATGGTCGTAATTATCTGGTTGCACCTGATCTGGTGGTGATTGATGGTTATACCAATGAGCCAATCACAGATATTGATCTGGAATATTCTTTGGGAGACCAGAGAGTTACCATTTTGAAGAATAACACTGGAATTTATCCAGTTACTCCTCGGATTGTTCCTGTCAATAACTCCAACGGAATTGGAATTAATTCCATTGGGTTTAACACCGAATCCAAGAATGTTCAAGTTTATTTTGATGTTGATTTTGAAACTCTGGACGATTTCCCTTACACCATTGGGGACAGAGTGTTCATTGAGAACACCAGCGTTGGTGTGGGGTCCACTGGAATTGGTTACAACTCTGAAAATTATGGTTACGCTTACTTTACCATTACTAACACCGATCCAAATGTCGGTGGATCAAATGGAAGCATCACTTATGACCTGACTGATTATCTTGGTGATAATGATGTTCCTGGTAAATTCAGCACCACTCTTTCGAAGGGAAGAGTAATTCGTGTGGATGATTTCCCCATCTTTGACCCTGTGGTGGCAAAGAATGACTTCTTTGTTGGTGAAACAGTTCTGAGTGATGGTGCTTCTGGTGTTGTTGCAAGTTGGAATGACACTCTGGAGATTGTAAAAGTTTCCACAAAGGATGACTTCAAACTTGGAAAACTTCTGATTGGTAAGTCTTCTGGAACTCAGGCATTTATTGATAAGATTGATTCCTTTGATTCTGAGATCATCACTGGTGCTGGAGTCACCATTGTGGATGGTTGGCAGAGTAACACTGGTTTCTTGAATGATAGCCTTCAGAAACTTCCCAACAATGAGTATTATCAGAACTTCGCTTATTCAATCAGTTCTAAGATTCCTTATGACACCTGGAGTGATCCAGTTGGGTCCATCAATCACACTGCTGGATTTGGTAAGTTTGCGGATCTTCAGGTTGTAAGTATTCAAGACATCAATCAAAATATCATTGAACCCATTGAATCTAACATTGAAGTCGCTGTTGATATTGTCAGTGAGAGTGACATTCATTGTTTTTATGACTTTGACAATGTTACAGAAAGAACAACTTCTGTAGATGGTGTCAATGTCTCTGATGAAATCTACTTTGAAAATAGAATTCTCACAGATCACTTTGAATCCATTGGTAACAGGGCAATTGTTATTGATGACATTAGTGATGGATTTGATAGTAATGAGAGAACAGATGCTTTTGTGGAGATTGGTCCCTATAGTCAGGACAGAATCTTCAACAGATTCTTCACTTATGTGAAAGATCAAACCTTCTCTGAAAGAAGAGAATCTTCTATCATATCTGCTGTACAGAATGGAGCACAGATGTTCTCCAATGTGTACGCTGATATGAACACTTCTACACCTCTGGGTGTGTTTGATTACATTAGAAAAGCAGATGGTTTCTATCTGAGATACACACCCTTTGCTGGAGTGTTTAATAATTATGATGTGAGCGTGAATTCCATTGGTATTTTCAATAACATCACCACTGGTTTTGGAACATCATTCTTAGGAATTGGATCCATCACTGGAATTCAAGGAGAACAATCCAATATTTCAGTTGGAACCACAACAAACATTGTTTCCTTTGGAACTTCTTACCGCTCCGCTAAAGTGAGAGTGGTTTATGAGGATGATCAACAGAACTTTGATGCAGCAGAAATCAGCATGTTGCATGATGGAACTGATGTTGTGATTGTGGAATATGGAAACATCAAATCCAATGAGAGCCCTTATTACACATCAGGTGTTGGAACTTATAACGCTTACATTGATAGTGGAAATGTTAAACTTGATTTAATTCCCAGTGTTGGTGTTGCACTTACTGCAAACTCCTCCATTGTTGTGATGAGTGACAATGAAGTTGGAGTTGGATCCACATCAATGGATACAGCACTTCTGAGATCTGTTTATACTTCAATCGCTTCCAGTGCCTCACCTGTTGCTGTTGAGGTTGCTTCTTATGAGGATCCCTATCAATTCGCTTATTATCAGGTTGTCACTTCAAACACCACAGGTTCTGAATATGAGTACAGAGAAGTTGCAATTCTAAACTCTGATACTGATGAATACTTTGGTGACTTTGGTCAGATTCAAACTGGCGGAAACATTGGAACATTTGGAATTGAACAATCTGGTCCTTATGTGAAACTGATGTTCACACCTGAGGCAAACATTGCCACTGAGGTGAGAGTCACAGCAATTGAAACTCAGTCATACACTGGAGATAAGGACATTGATGTTATTGAACTTGAGAACCTTCAGTATGACTCCAGGGCAGCTGTTTATCAAGCAACTGGACTCGCTGCTCAAACTAAATTTGAACTGAAGAGTAACACTTTTGACATCTTCACCAGATATTTCAATGGAAGTGACTCAGCGGTTGTGGGTGTTGGAACCAATACTGTTAAGATCCCTAATCATTATTTTGTAACTGGTCAGAATGTCACTTATGAGACCACTGGTGGCCGCGGTGTTGGGACTCTTTATAACATTGGAATCGCAAATACTAATGTTCCTGGAATTGGTTTAACTGATAAACTTCCTTCTGATCTTTACATTGTGAAGGTGGGAGAAGGTGCTGTTCAGTTTGCAGCAACAGCAGAAAATGCACTAGCAACACCAAATCCAATTGTTTATGAAATCACCTCTGTGGGTGTTGGAACTTATCACATTCTTAAATCTAATGATAATGATTCCAACTCTAAGACTTTGGTTTCCATTGACAGAAAACTCCAGTCTCCTGTTTCTGATACCAGTGTCACTTCCACACTAAATGAATCCATTGTGAATGAAACCTCATTCATTGTTGCTGGAATTACTTCATTCTATCCTTATGACATTATCAGAATTGATAATGAATATATGACCATTACTGCTTCTTATCTGGACAGCGGTCAGCCCACAATGGATGTGGTTAGAGCTCAGTTGGGTTCTGATCTTGTTTCTCACTCCAGTGGAACTCAAATCACAAAGATTGGTGGTCAGTACAATATTGTGGAGAACACAATTAACTTTGTTGCCTCTCCTTATGGTAATGTTCCTCTCAGCACCACCACAGAAGGTCCTAATGAGGCGGATTGGACTGGAATCACAACTCACTCCACATTCCAAGGAAGAGCGTTCCTGAGAACCGCTCCAGTGGGTTCTTCCACTGAGACTTATGATCACAACGCAGTGTTTGATGATCTGTCACCTCAGTTCACAGGTCTTACCAGTGAATTCACTCTGAAGTCTCAGGGTAATGATGTTCCTGGAATCTCCACTTATAACGCAGCAATTCTGATCAATGGAATCTTCCAGAAACCTGATGGTCCAGACATCTCTAGAATTGATAATGAACCCAATTATGATCTTCTTGGTTCTGCTGGAATCACCACCATTCAGTTCTTGGGAGATCCTGGTGATTATGTGAATGGTGATGTCAACACTGGTTCTTATCCTCGCGGTGGCATAATTCAGGAAGTTGGTTCAACTCCTGGTTATGGTTACCAACCTCTGGTGGCAGCGGGCGGAACCGCAGTTGTTTCTGGTTTGGGAACCATTTCTTCCATCGCCATTGGTAACAGTGGTTCTGGTTATCGCCCTGGTGTTCAAACTGTTGTGAATGTGGGTGTTCAAACTTACAGTGATGGTGTTCCTAACATTGAATTCATTGGAACCGCAGCAATCAGTGGTGGTCACATTGTCAGTGTGGCAATCACCAATCCTGGAGCGGGTTACACAACCACAGATGTTCCACAGGTTGTCTTTGATAAACCACTCTCTTATTCCAACATTCCTCTGATTTACAGTGGAACTTCTGGCATTGGAACTGATGCTCTTGTTGACATTACAGTTGGACTTGGTTCCAGTGTGATTGACTTTACTCTGAAGAACACTGGTTCTGGTTATGGTTATGGAGACACTCTGACTGTTGCGATTGGTGGAACTGTGGGCATTCCCACTAACACTAATCTTACCTTCAGTGAGTTCCAATTGAGTGTAAACAGAGTTTATGAGGACCTCTTCAATGGTTGGTTCTTTGGTGAACTGGAAGCATTTGATTCCTTTGAGGATGATTTTGATGGTGTTTCCAAGACCTTCAACTTGAAGATTAATGGCGAAGGTGTCGCAGTGATGACCAGAAAGGGTTCTGTGATTGACACCACTCTCAATCTTCTGGTGTTTGTGAATAATATTCTTCAGGAACCTCATCAAGCTTATGAGATGCAAGGTGGAAGTGTGATTCGCTTCTCTGAAGCACCCAAAGCAGGTGACACTTGCACAGTGGTGTTTTACAAGGGAACTCCTGAAATTGATGTTATTTTCAGAGATGTTCTTGAGACTATCAAGGAAGGTGATGTTCTGGACATTTACAATGACCCAGAAGAAGGTCAAGGAAGAGGTTTAGATCAGAACCCCAGAGTTGTTACTGGAATCAACACAGTTGATTCTGTGAGGACTAATCCTTACAGAAATCCTGGAGTTACTACTGACACAACTCTTCAAAGACCCATCGCATGGTGTAAGCAAACTGTGGATAAGATTATCAACAATCAAGTTGTTGGTAAGGACAGACCACATTATGAGCCCAACATTTATCCCTTCTCTTATCTGATTGAGAATGTTGGAATTACAACTCAGATCGCTTATGTGGACAGTGTCAAGCCTTTGTTTGATGCACCCAATGAGCAAGAAGATAACAGAACAGTTTGGCAAAATAAGGTTGAGTTTGTTTCACAGGCGGATTATGAAGTGGGTCTGGCAACTGCGGTTGTGGATGACTTTGGAAGAATTTCCTCCATTGTTGTTACTAACCCTGGCGCGGGTTACACTTACAACCCTCAAGTCTCCATTGCACCTCCTGCAGATGGAACAAGAGCAGTTGCAGAATCCAACACATTCAATGGAAAGGTTACAGGTTTCAATCTCATTGAAATTGGTGCAGGTTACACCAACACCAATCCTCCTCTGGTTCTGATTGAAACTCCCAATTATGGAAATGAAATCATCAATGTTGACAGTTATGAGGGTGATTATGGAATTGTGGTTGGTTTTGGAACCACCACAACAGGAGACAACACACAATTCATCTTTGACTTCTTTATTCCCACAGATTCTTTCCTGAGGGATGATGATTACAACAGCCCCACCATTACTGTCAGTGGAATCAGCACTGGTGACTTCTTCACCATCTTTGATTCTGACGCAACACACAGCAAGGGAACCATTGTTTCTCTTCAGAATGATGACACAACCAGAATTGGTGTTTCCACTCAGTTCTTAGATAACATTTATCAGGTCGCATCCACACAAACTTTGGATGTGAATGTGATTGGTGTGGGTGTTACTGAAGTTAGAAGAGTCTTCACTAACATTGTTGGTTATTCCACAGAATCCTTCTCTTCCACTTTGATTACATTTGATTCCACAGTTTACACCTTTGATGATCAGTCTTATGAAGTCTTTACTGGTGGAATTGGTTCAGCATTCTATTTCGCTAACTTCAGTTGGGGTAAGTTGAACTTTGATGGAAGAAATAACGCTCAGGCGTTTGATGCTGAAACATTAGGTGGTTACTCAGGTCTAAACACTTCCACTTATGTGAGAAGATACAACCCCCTGAGATACAAAAACTATTACTCTTCATAAACCCTAAATATAGTTACCAAGGACTAAACAGAGAATGGCTAAGTTAGGTATAAACACTGGAACAACGCCAAATGACGGAACAGGCGATACTTTACTTGATGCCGGTGTAAAAATAAACAGTAACTTCGATGAAGTTTACGGTGTTATTGGTGATGGCAGCGCTGTATACACAGGAATCGTAACACAACTGGTTGCTGGTGATTTCATCAGCATCTCCACCTCATTTGGAAGTGTGACCGTAACTGGTCTCGCCAACACAATATCAGTCAATGCAGAATCATTGGTTGTTTCTGGTCTCTCCACCCTTGGTGTTATAACTGGGGCGACCTCTCTGGAAGTTGGACCAATTTATGGAACCACCGCTGAGTTTAGTGGAAATGTTACTGGTGGGGCATTTATTGGTGATGGTTCTAATCTGACTGGATTGGCAACCACTGAGCATGTGGTGACAGAATCCTTGGTTGTCTCTGGTGTCTCCACACTTGGAATTATCACTGGTGCCAATTCTCTTGGAATTGCCAATGTTTACACCAGTTTCATTTATGGTGATGGTAATGGATTGGTAAACATTCCTTATTCTGCTTTGGCGGGTGTTGCCACTTATGCGGACAATGCAGGAATCGCCACCTATTCTGATAACGCTGGAATTGCGACTTATTCAGATAACGCTGGAATTGCGACTTATGCCACCTCAGCGGGTGTTGCCACTGATGCCACTTATGCCATCAGTGCTGGAATTGCCACTTACTCTGACACGGCAGGGATTGCCACTTATGCCACCTCAGCAGGTGTTGCCACTGATGCAACTTATGCAGTAAATGCTGGTGTTGCGACTTATTCAGACACATCAGGAATTGCCACTTATTCATCAAACGCTGGTCTTTCCACCAACGCAACTTACGCCACTTATTCATCAAACGCTGGTCTTTCCACCAACGCAACTTACGCCACTTATTCCACCACAGCGGGAATCGCAACTTACGCCACTTACGCCACTTATTCATCAAACGCTGGTCTTTCCACCAACGCAACTTACGCCACTTATTCCACCACAGCGGGAATCGCAACTTACGCTGACACTGCTGGAATTGCCACTTATGCCTCCAGTTCTGGAATCGCAACCTTTGCAACTCGTGCTGGTGTTGTAACAAACTCCGACTTTGCTGGTTATGCGGATGTTGCGGGAATCTCCACTTATTCACCAAACGCCGGTGTTGCCACTTATGCCGACACAGCAGGAATTGCAACAAACGCTGAAGGACTGACTGGAACTCCAAACATTACAGTTGGGCAGGTTGTTGCTTCCAACCTAAGTGTTTCTGGTGTTTCCACATTGGGTGTGGTTACTGGAGCCACTTATTATGGTGATGGAACCAATCTCACTGGTGTTGTTTTAGAGAACACAACACAAACCTTCACTCAGTTAGTTGTAACAGGTGTCACCACATTGGGTGTTGTGACTGGTGTTCAGGCACTCTCAGCGGATAACATTTACGCCACCAGTTTTTATGGTGATGGTTCTAATGTCACTGGAGTAATCGCAGAAGGTTCTGTTGGTGTTTCCATTGGTGGTTCTTATGTTGGTGCTGGATTTACCAACATCAACACCATTTACGCTGGTTCAGTGGAAGGAACCGCTGTTGGAAATGGCAGCACAGTAAACATCACAATCACTGGTCTTGCAAACACAGCAAACATCAATGGTGACTCAATGGTTATCACTGGTGTTTCCACACTGGGCATTATCACTGGTGTTCCTTCCATTGAAGTTACCAACATTTATGGAACAGAGTTTACTGGTAATTCAGCATCCGCTGATGAAGTCAAGACACAAACTCAAACTCTGGATGGTAATTATAATGTCACCTTTGTTGATGGCGACAATGGTTCTCCAACAAATGAAACAGTTTACACAGGTAATCTTGTTTGGAATCCCTTTAGTGGTTCTCTGACTGGAATCACCTCACTGAATGCAACTGAAGCAGTGATTGGTGATGCAACAGTAACTCAACAGATTACAAGTGGAATTGCAACTTTCAGTTCTGATGCTGGAGTTGTTGGTGTTCTAACTGCTGGCAGTTTGGAAGTCACTGGTGTTACCACACTGGGTGTTGTAACTTCTGTTACTTCCATTGAGGTTACTGATGTTTATGCAACCACACTTTATGGTGATGGATCTAATCTTACTGGAGTTGTTGCTTCTGGAGTTGGGGTTACTGTTCAGGATGGAGGAGTTGGAAAGGGAACTGCATCAATTCTGAATTTCGATTCAAACCTTACGGTCACAGATGTTTCTGGTGGAATTGCAACTGTAACTGCATCTGCTGGTTCTGGTTCAACAGCTAACATTTCAGCAGACACATTGGTTGTTTCTGGAGTTTCCACTCTCACTAACCTAGCAGAAGTTAGAAGTGATGATGGAACCCCTGGAAGAGTTGATTATTATTGTGAGGTGTCTAATGCACATTACACAAGAATTCAAGCAGCTCCTCATGCCGAATATTCTGGTAATGCCACTGTAACTCTTCCAACAACTGATGGAGATATTATTGTTGGAGATACGGCTTCTGCAATTTCACAGAATGTCAATACATCTGGCATCATAACAGCTGCTGAGTTTTATGGTGATGGTTCGAACCTGACTGGAATCTCTGCTGGTTCGACTGCTAATGTTTCAGCAGACACATTAGTCGTTTCTGGAGTCTCCACACTCGGCATCATTACTGGTGCCACATCTTTGGGTGTGACTGATCTTTATGCCACAACACTTTATGGTGATGGTTCTAACCTCACTGGAGTTGGTGGAGGTGGTTCAGGATTTGATGTTGGTTATGGATTGACACCAGCAAGTTCAATTAACCTTGTTGGAACTGGAATTACTCAGGTCAATTTTGTTGGTGTAGGATACACCGTTGAAGTTTCTGGCAACATTGCTACAGTTCGAAACCTGGCACAAGGACTTGAGGTTATTGAGGTAACAAGTTCTGGATTTGCAGCAACAGTGTTTGCTGGAGCTCAGATGTCATATAGTGCAACATCAAATAATGCAAATGCACATTGGTTTATTGAGGATTATGATGGTCTAACCTCAATCGCCATTGGTTATGATACTGGAAACATGGCTGGTGGACAACTGGATGAAGCAGGAACATACAACATCGGAATCAGAGCTGGAACATTTTTTGGTCTTTCAGAAAGACACAATGTCTCACTAACCATTGAACCATTCACTCTTACGATGGACACCGCTTTTGGTAATGAAACCAGCCTTCTGATGTGGGATGAATTGGGTAACATATATGGAATGCTCGCAAGTGGAGGTGTTGTTGATTATGATGGTGCTAACTATGTGATTGATAGGGACAATTCAAATATTGGATCTGCTAGTTCACATGCCTTGTTCTATTCGCCATCATCAAATAGAATGATTGGTTTCAGATATAACGCCTCTGAGAATGTTGATAGTTACAGATATTGGACAAGTGTTTCAGATGCTTCTGATGGTACTAATGTTGGATCAGGAAACATTTTAGATAGCGATTCCGGCAACCTTGCGGATCAAGTTCTTCCAGAGAATATGCTTCGTGCAACTGTTGGTGGTGGAGGTACTGGAGGATACTGGTTCCCCACAGGTGATAGGCAGAACTTCCTTGGAGGATCTCACTACTTAGAAATTACTCCCAGCGACGCTACTCTGGACAACTTTGGTACAAAGAGTAACGGTTCTTGGTCTTATGGTTTCACACTCGAAGACCCCTGGATCGTTAGTGGGGGTGCTCAACAGATGTTGTCACCTTCGACATCAGCAAAAGGATGGCACTTATTTGGCATGTATTCATACACAATTGGAAGTAGTGATTATGAAGGAATAATGTATGGTGATTTTGATAGTGGTCCTTACTCGACCTCATCCGGATCTGAGTACACCGCTATTGATGGAAAAGTTGGTCTTGCTGGATCGACAGTTCAAGTTTACTTTAATGATTCTACTGACAGATATCACATCTATATTGATGGTACTCAGGTTTTCAGTAGCACTTCTCCAGCAACATACATGATTTCTGGAACAACTTCAGAACCAGTGTTGAGATTTGGTGATACAACACTAACTAACGGTGGTAATACGCCTATTGATGAAGACGAACCTGTACCCTGGTACACTCGTATCAGAGACTTGTGGATTGATAACAGTGGAGTCCTTGGCCCATCATCCTTCACAGCAATTGGAACCTTTAGAGATAGAAATCTCGAAACTTATGAAGGTTATGAATACATTGATGTTTATGCAACTCTCACTGGAGCAGGAACCAGTGTGAAGAAGGGGGGTGTATCTCTCGCGAGAGGAACCGTCACATTTACCTAATAAATAACAAAAAATAGTGTCACAAAATGGCAGCGATAATTACTGATCAACTTCGTATTTTAAATGCAAAGAACTTCGTTGCTGGAATTCAATCCAGTGACAATTCTTACTATGCATTTATTGGTCTCCCAAATGCACTGAGTTATCAGGCAACATGGGACCAGAGTCCACCAACTCCAATCGACAGTCTCAATCAATCAAATGATGATTGGGATACGATGTTGGCGATGAAGAAGATCAACTCCAGCGATGTCTCACAGGTCGTTCGTAAAAACGTTTGGACTTCCGGGATCACATATGATATGTGGAGAAACGACATTAGTCGTAACAACCCTTCACAACCCTCTGGTTCTTTTGATATCTATTCTGCCAATTATTATGTGATGAACTCTGATTACAGAGTTTATATTTGTCTTTTCAATAATGCAAATCCAGAGAATAACTTCAATGGTGGTCCTTCTCTGGATGAACCAACATTTACTGACCTGGAACCCAAGGAGGCAGGTAACAGTGGTGATGGATACATTTGGAAATATCTTTACACCATTCCTCCCAATCAAGCAATCAAGTTTGATTCCACCAATTATATTCCTGTTCCCACCGACTGGTACACAAATGTCAAAGATGCACCTGTAAGAGAAAATGCATCATCTGGAGGACAACTGAAGGTTGTTACCATTAGAAACAGAGGTGTGGGTCTTGGAACTGCTAACACAACTTACACCAATGTTCCTATTCTTGGTGATGGTTCTGGAGGACAAGCAACCATTGTGGTGAATAATGACTCTAAGGTGGAGTCGGTGACTGTGTCGAAAGGTGGGAGAGGTTATACGTTTGGGACATTAGATCTTCCCGCTGGAGGTGTTCCCACTGGAACAACTGAACCCATCTTTAATGTTATTATCCCCCCTCAGGGTGGTCACGGAGCTGACATTTACAGAGAACTTGGAGCTTACAATGTTCTCACTTATGCAAGGTTTGAAAACGACACAGATAACCCAGACTTTATCACTGGTAACCAGTTTGCCAGAGTGGGTTTGGTAGAGAATCCAAAGGCAAATGGTTCCGATGAACTTTTGAATTCCGATAAGGCAAGTGCTGTTTATGCACTGAGACTGACTGGAGCTGGTTACAGTGAAGCTGTCTTTACTGCAGACTCATACATTACCCAAACAGTTGGTCTTGGTTCCACCGCGGTTGGTCGTGTGGTTTCTTATGATCCCATCACTGGTGTTCTGAAATATTGGCAGGATAAGACTAATTGTGGATTCAACTCCGATGGAACCTTAAATGCCAACCCAATTTATGGATTTAGGGAGAACAGATTTACTGCCGACATCACTGGAGGTGGGAGCCTCACAATCCTTGGTGGAAGCACAAATCTGGCAATTCAAACCTCATTCCAAGGTGTTTCTACTGTTCTAAATAGTAGGACATATTACCTGGGACAGAATTTCGTCAACGGTACTGCCCTTCCAGAGGTTGAAAAATACACTGGAAACATTATCTATGTTGACAACCGACCTTCGGTTACAAGGTCTGCATCTCAGAAAGAAGACGTAAAGATCATTTTGCAATTCTAAGAAATCATGCCACAGGAAACTAATCTCAACGTTGCTCCTTATTTTGACGATTTTGATTCTAATAGCAACTATTATAGAGTCCTCTTCAAACCAGCTTTTCCTGTACAGGCGAGGGAACTAAACAATCTTCAGTCTATTCTTCAGGGACAGATTGAAGACTTTGGTAACCACATCTTCAAGGAAGGCGCAAAGGTCATTCCGGGTCAGCTGACATATAACAAGAACTTTTATTGTGTTCAGGTTGAGCCGAGTTTTCTTGGTGTGCCAGTTACTCTTTATCTTGATCAGTTAGTTGGAAACTACATCAGAGGACAATCTTCTGGTGTCACGGCAAAAGTTATTTCTTATTTGACTCCCGATCAATCTGAGAGGGGAACCACAACTCTTTATCTGGAATATCACCAATCCAGTACAACGGACTTGGCGACTCAAACTTTCTCTGATAATGAAGTACTGGTTACTGAATCTAACATCAATTATGCAACAACCTTTATTGCAGAAGGAGAAGGTTTTGCTAAAACTCTGAGTCAGAGTTCAACTGCAACTGGTTCTTCCTTTGGTTTGGAGGATGGTGTTTATTACATCAGAGGTTTCTTTGTTGATGTTTATAAACAACTTCTGATTCTGGATCAGTACACTAACACACCTTCTTATCGCGTTGGTTTCCGTGTTACTGAGGAAGTGATTTCTGCTGATGTTGACCCTACACTGAATGATAACGCTCAAGGGTTCAATAACTACACTGCTCCGGGTGCAGATAGACTTAAGATCACTGCAACGCTAATCAAGATCCCATTGGATCAAATTGAGGATACGAGTTTTATCGAACTGGCAGAAGTTCAGAATGGTTATCTCAGAAAGTATGCCGATAACACAGAATACAATTACATTGGAGATGAACTCGCTAGAAGAACATTTGACGAATCTGGTCACTATTATGTGAAATCATTTGAGACTTCTGTAAAAGAGTCTCTGAACAATGGTTATGGTAATCGAGGAATCTACAATCCAGGTCAAACAACAACAACTGGATCTGAACCGAGTGAAGATCTGGCAATCTATAAAATCTCACCAGGTAAAGCATACGTTCGGGGATATGAGTGTGATGTTCGTTCTCCTGTATTCCTGGATTGTCCAAAACCAAGAACTACAGCACTTCTGGAATCACAGGGTATCAACTTTGCGTTTGGTCCCACCTTTGGTGTGAATCGTGTTTTCGGTTCTCCCACTCTTGGGTTTGATTCCACAAACACTGTGAGTCTCAGAAGTGAAAGGGTTGGTTCGGATCAGAAAGTCGCTGCGGGTAAAGAGATTGGAATCTCTCGTGTTTATGACTTTGCTCTGGAATCTGGTTCTTATGACACAACACTTCCCGACATCAACCAGTGGGATCTGTCTCTGTTTGATTTTCAAACTTACACAGACTTTGAAGTCAATGAGGCAGTCACTCTTACTACACCAACTTACATTCAAGGTAAGAACAGTGGTGCTTCTGCATTCCTGAGATATGATGTTTCAGCTGGAACTGCTTTCACTGCTTATGATGTGAAGGGTGAGTTCTTTATTGGCGAAAAACTGGAATTCAATGGTGTTGATAATAACTCCAGAACCGCAACAGACATTTCTAATTATGAGATCTCTGATGTTAAGTCAGTTTTTGGTATTGTTGGTGCTGCCTCCACCTTCTCTGCAGACTTGATCCCTTCAGTGAGAACCACCATTGGTATTGGTTCATTCACAGCAGCAAGTGGTGGTGTTTCAACTGTTACCACACCTTCTGGTGGTTTCCCTGGTATTGTCACCACTGGTAACCTGATCCAGTATTCTGATCCAATTAGCACAACTCCATCTTTGGCGAGAGTCACAACTGTCAACACTAACTCTTTGGTGATTGAGGCAGTTGAGAATGTTCCTGGATTTAGAGTTGGTGACCTTCCAACTTCTGATCTGAGTGTTACTGATTTGTCTGTCGTTGAGTCCAAGACTCAAACCATTCCTCAGAGTGGAAACACTGCCAATAACTTCTCACTTTATAGCATTTTCCCCAAGAAAAACATTTCCAATGTTGATCTGGATTCTTGTACTCTGACGATCAGAAAACAGTTCACTGTCAATATTAGTGGTGGAGAGACAACACCTATCAATTCAGACACAAATGAAGTATTCCTGGCTTTCGATGAGGAGAGATACACTCTGATTCGTTCTGATGGGTCAACAGAGGCTCTTACTTTGGATAAATTTGTTTTCACCAATGGAAACACAACTCTCCAAATTATTGGTCTTGGGTCCAATGACAATGGTGCTCTTCTTATCACCACACTGGAGAAAGGAAAGATTACCCCTAAGGTGAAGACTTATAATGTGAGTCAGAGTTTGGTAATCGATAAGTCTTCTTCTGCTGCATCTGGTGTTGGTGGAACCACACTGAATGATGGATTGACTTATGGTGATTTTCCATTTGGAACAAGAGTTCAGGATAATGTTATCTCTCTGAATGTTCCTGATGTTGTGAGAATTTATGGAGTCTTTGAATCAAACGGAACCGATACTCCAGAACCACCATCGATGACAACTGCATCAATGGACGGCCCCACATCAACCACCAATGATCTGATTATTGGTGACGAATTGATTGGATCCATTAGTGGAGCAAGAGCAATTTATATTGAGAAGAAGTCAGACACAAGTATCTACTTCATCTATAAGAACACATCAACATTCCAAAGAGGAGAGGTTCTTACCTTTGTTGACTCTGGTGTAAGTGCAATTGTATCAAACATTGATGTTGGTGATAAAAACATCACTCAGAATTATAAGTTCTCTAATGGTCAGAAGAAAGCTTTCTATGATACTTCAAGAATTATCAGAACCACAGATGCTCCAATCCCCCAGAACATACTGAAGATTTTCTATTCTAGTGGATCTTATGAGAGTGGAGACAGTGGAGATATTACTGTTGCTAACTCTTATAATGACTTCAATTACACCAATGAAATTCCACACGTTGATGGAGTTAGAGTTACGGATCTAGTTGACGCAAGGCCAAGAGTTTCAAACTACACAGTAAGTACCGGATCTCGTTCTCCTCTGGAGTTCTTCGGAAGGTCCTTTAATGGTGGACAACACAGTTCTAAAAACATCATTGCTTCAGATGAAACAATGGTATGTGACTATGATTATTATCAAGGAAGAATCGACAGTATTTTCCTAACGAAAGACGGCCGTATGACCGTTAAGTATGGAAATCCATCTGACAGTCCCACCATTCCGGAACCAATTCCAAATGCATTAAAGATTTCTGATGTCATTCTTCCCCCCTATGTCTTCGATGTGGGCAATGTAAGGGTTAACTTTATCTCCCATAAGAGATATCAGATGACCGATATTGCCAAATTGGAGAAAAGAATTGCCAATCTTGAGTATTACACATCTCTGAGTCAACTGGAATCCAATGCGGCAAATCAATTTGTTCCTGATGCCAATGGATTGAACAGATACAAGTCTGGCATTTTCGTCGATAACTTTACATCTCTGGATACACAAGACCCTGGACTTGGGATCAGAAATAGTATCGATAGAACAAATAAGGCACTTCGTCCATCACATTATACCACAAATATTCAACTTCAGATTGGAAACACAACAATTGCCGGAATTGGAACCACAACAAGTGTCAATTCTGATTCCCGTTATGCGGACATTCTTGGATCTAATGTTGCAAGATCTGAACAAGTTATTACTCTCGATTACACAGAAGTTAACTGGTTGACTCAAGAGTTCGCAACTCGTGTTGAGAGCGTCACTCCCTTCTTGGTGACCTTCTATGAGGGTTCATTGGCGATGGAACCCGATAGTGATGTTTGGATTGATGTGAACCGTCTTGAAGTCAATGAGGTCGTCATGGAAGGTTCTTTCAATTCCATCGCCGAACTGGTTGGAGCTGAAGTCACCACAGATGAAGATGGAAACAGAACTGGTGTGACTCCAATTATTTGGGGTTCTTGGGAAACCACAGGTGTCAATGTTGATGTTGACACGAGCACATCTACAAGTAGCAGCACATCCACCTCAAGCAGACAGGGAACACAAGGCGAAGCAGACGCTCTTGGATTGGATCGATGGGATCCAGCTGAGGGAGTTCCTCCCACTTTCACAGTGGAACAGGAATCCACAACCACCAACACCCATCTAACGACCAGTGTCTCTGTTGGCCTCGAACAAAGAAGAGAAGGTACTCAAATTACTGTTAATGAGCGAATTGACACCGAATCTCTGGGTGATGCGATCGTCAGCAGAGAAGTAATTCGGTTTATGAGATCTCGTAACATCGAATTGACTTCACAAGGTCTGAAACCATTCACCAGAGTTTATGCATTCTTTGATAATGTGGATGTTAATAAGTTTGTGATGCCGAAACTGGTTGAAATTCAGATGACTTCTGGAACTTTCCAGATCACTGAAACTGTAAATGGCGTGATGCCAACCTCTGAGGAACAAGAGGGTGTGGATGATAACACTTCTCCCAACATCACATTCAGGGTTGCAAACCCCAACCACAAGTTTGGTCCTTTCAATGCACCAACTGATGTCTTTGATAACAGTCCTTACAACAGAGAAGTTATCATTGAATCAAATTATTCTGAAACTTCTCCAATTATCAACATTGACACCTTCAGTCTTGCATCTGAAGAGAATCCTGAGTTTTCTGGATGGATTGCTCCTGGAATGATTCTGAGAGGAGAAAGCAGTGGCGCAGAGGCAACTGTAACTGATGTTCGTTTAGTTACTGATGCTGTTGGGACATTTATTGGCAATTATCTCGTTCCTCCTTCCAGTAATCCAGAGAATCCGATCTTTGAAACTGGTCGTTCTCTGATGAGACTCACAGCAAGTGAGACCGACTCTAAAGTTAATGGAACTTTCTCCACCGCTGCTGAAGAGATCTTCTACTCTCAGGGTGATATGGACAATGTTCAGGAAACCACTCTGTCTCTGAGAAATGCTTCTGTGGAAGTGGACGATTCCTTTGAAGAGAGTAGAGTTATCGAAGGCTCTGATTCTTCAACTACAACTGTTAGTTCCAGCACAGAAACTAATACAACTGGAGGATACACCGATCCCCTGGCACAATCCTTCTTTGTGGATGATCCCACTGGAATTTATCTTTCTTCTGTTGACATCTACTTCTTTGCTGTTCCTGAGTTCAGCAGCACTCCTTGTTTCATTCAGATTAGAGAAGTTGAGTTTGGTGTTCCTAACTCTAAGATTCTGGCATTCTCTGAGGTGTTCATTGATCCTAAGACGATTACAACCTCTGACGATTCCACAATTCCAACGAACATTAAGTTCCATGCTCCTGTTTATCTGGAAGGACAGAGAGAATATGCTGTGATTATTGGATCCAGTAACACCGAATATGCAGTATGGATCTCCAGACTGGGTGAACCAGACGTTACAACAATCGATCAGGAATCTGGTCAGGTTATTGTTTCTTCTCAGACTTTGTTGGGTTCGTTGTTCAAATCACAAAACGCATCAACTTGGACACCTTCACAATATGAGGATTTGAAGTTTACTCTTTACAGAGCAGACTTTGCAAATCAAGGTTCTATTCAGTTCTTCAACCCCAATCTTCCTAAGGATCTGGAGATTATCGCCAAAGATAACATTAAGATGGAATCCAGAACTATTAAGGTTGGTTTGGGAACCACAGTTCAGGATAGTGGATTGGAGGATGGTAATACTGTGATTCAGGTTAACACTGGATCAACGGGTAACTTTGTTGGGTTCGCTGGTTCTGCAACTGGAGACCTTACAGTCACCAACGCTGGTGTAGGTTACACTCCTTCTTCTTCTTACTACACCTTCACTGGTGTTGCTCTTACTTCTATAACTGGATCTGGTCTAAATGCAACAGCAGACATCACCATCAGTAGTGGTGTTGCTGTTGGTGCGACCGTTAGATCTGGTGGTCTTGGTTACCGATTGGGTGATGTTCTAGAACCCATTGAGGTTGGAAACACAGGACTTGGAGCTGGAATGAGGTTGTCTGTTTCTGACATCTACGGCGAGAATGAGCTTTATCTCACAGATGTTCAGGGTCGTTTTGACACCATTAATGAACTTCAATACACCAACAGCCTAGGTGTTACAACCACACTTAACGCTTCTTCTGGTGGAGCTGTAATTCCTCAGGATCCAATTCGTGTGGATTATGATGGTCTCCATATGGATGTGTTCTTCCGCAATCACGGAATGCACAACTTGGGTAATGTGGTCACTTTGAGTGGTTTGATGGGAGAGGTAAAACCAACCACACTCACTGCCGATTATGCAAACACATCAACTGATGTAATTCAAATCGCCAGTGACGCTAACTTTACTAACTTTGAAGGTGTTGGTGTGGGTGCATCCAATCCTGGTTATGTGAAAATTGGTAAAGAAATTATCTCTTACACTGGAACCACTGGAACTACTCTCACTGGCATCACCAGAGGTGTCGATAACACCAATGTTGAGTCCCATTCAGAGAACAATAAGGTTTATAAGTATGAGATGAATGGTGTTTCGTTGAGAAGAATCAACAGAACCCATAACTTGAATGATGTTTTGGAATCTGATCCCGTAACACTTGATTCCTATAAGGTGTTTATTGAGATGGATCAGAATGGAACTGATAGAACTGGATCAGGTGCGTTCCCTGCGCTTCATTGGACTAAGACAAAGAGTGGTGGTGGAAGCAAAGGAAGATCCACCTACAATGTTCAGTATGAAATGTGCATTCCCAATGTTAACATTATGCAACCCAATGGAACTAACATCAAGAGCACATTGAGAACAACATCCGCAACTAGTGTTTCTGGTAGTGAGCCTTCATTCCAAGATAAGGGATTCACTCCCGTAACCATCAAACAGGAGAACTTCTTTGAGTCTCCCAGAATGGTTGCATCCAAGATCAATGAGGATACATACTTGGATGATCTTCCTGGCAAAAAGTCTATGACATTGAATATGGTTTTGAACACATCAGATTCAAGAATCACTCCATGTATCGACTTGAACAGAGTGTCCATGATCCTTGTGACAAACAGGGTCAATCAACCTGTTACCAATTACGCTGATGACTTCAGGGTTACCAACACAGTTGAAGATCCCAACAGGTTCTATTATGTAACAAAGAACATCATTCTTGAGAATCCCTCCACACAGCTTCAGGTTCTGTTGGATGGTTACATCAATAATGATGCCGACATTAGGTTGTTCTACGCTATCAATCAGGATACACCACTAGACGAAACGGTGTTTATTCCTTTCCCTGGATATGCAAATCAAAACTCGTCTCTACCTGGAATCCCTCTCTCCCCCAGTGCGAATGATGGAACTCCTGACATTAAAGTTCCAAAGACTGATGTGTTTACTAATTTGCCATCAATGGGTAACTTCAGGGAATATCAATTCACGGCAGATCAACTACCACCATTTGACTCATTTAGGATCAAGTTGATTTGTTCGAGTACCAATCAGGCGTTCATTCCTCAAATTAAGAACTTCAGAGTTACGGCATTCGCATAATGAGAAAACCAAAATACTCCAAGGTAAAGAATCAAGCGAATCTTTACCGGGATAATGATACTAATGCGATTATCAATAACGATAAGCTTGGTTACCAGGCTTATCTGGCCAATCGTGAGAAGTTATCTTCAGATCGTGAGAGAATTGAGGATCTGGAAACAAATGTTGCCAAGATTAACGAGAACCTGGACACCATCAAGGATTTACTAACGAAGCTGGCGGAAGATAAATAACAATAAAGAGTAGTGTAAATGGCTCAGCCCTCTACTAGACAAGAACTAATCGATTATGTTCTGAGAAAACTCGGTGCTCCTGTTCTTGAGATTAACGTTGCTCAGGAACAGATAGAGGACTTGGTTGATGATGCCATTCAGTTCTTTCAGGAAAGACATTTTGATGGTGTTATTCAAACCTACTTAAAATATGTTGTCACACAGGAAGACATCGACAGAGGAAAGGCACGGCCACCTGGTCTTCCAACTGGACAAGGAAGTCAACAATCGGGAATTACCACTGAATCGGTAACTACATCTATTGTTGGAACCGCAACTACATTTACTTACTATGAGAATAGTAACTATCTTGAGGTCCCTTCATCGATTATTGGTGTGAATAAGGTGTGGAAGTTTGATGGAATTACCACCGTCAACTCTGCCAATATGTTCAACATTAAGTATCAGATGTTCCTAAATGACATCTATTACTGGGGGAATATGGATCTCCTATCTTACTCCATGGCAATGAGTTATCTGGAGACGATGGATTTCCTTCTGGACACTCATAAACAGATTCGTTTCAATCAGAGACAGGATCGTCTTTACCTGGATGTGGATTTTGGTCAGATGGGTGTTGGTGAAGTTCTCATTATTGATTGTTGGAGACACATGGATCCCAGCGATTATGCGAGAGTTTGGAATGACTCTTTCCTGAAACGTTATGTGACTGCTCTTGTGAAGAGACAATGGGGTCAGAATCTTATCAAGTTCCAAGGAATGAAACTCCCAGGTGGAATGGAGTTCAATGGAAGACAACTTTATGATGATGCTCAAACAGAATTAGATAAAATCAACGAGGAGATGATGTCCAAGTATGAGATTCCTCCACTAGATATTATCGGCTAGGGGTGTTATAATGAAAGTTATGGACAAGTATTATATCTACGCATATCTCCGTGAGGATGGGACTCCATACTACATTGGAAAGGGGTGCGGCAACAGAATTGATGCCAAAAATCATCCCGGCATCGGTCTTCCAAAACCAGAGAGACGCGCAAAACTTCACACAAATTTGACAAATGAGGAAGCGTGTGATAAAGAAAGAGAACTCATTGCCCATTATGGGAGAAAGGATTTAGGAACAGGAATCCTCTATAACCGCACAGAGGGAGGAGAAAACCCACCCACACTGAAGAAAAATAACCCCAACCATATTGCTGGATTGTTGCGAAGATACGCCAACGAAACACCAGAAGAGAAAGTAGAAAGAGCAAGAAAGATAAGTGAGGCAAAGAAAGGAAAGGGAAACGGACTACCAACTCGCCCAGTTATGATTATTGAGACGGGTGAGAAGTTTGATTCCATCAAAGCGTGTGCTGAACACATTGGTGGCAACACATCAACAATCATCAAGTGTATCAACCACAATGGACAACACCGCCATCGTGGATACTCTTTTAGGAGACTCGACTGATGTTGAATCCATTCTTTCTCAACGGCAGCACAGGAGAACAAGGTCTTCTTCAGAGTCTCAACAATGAAGCTCTGATGATGTATGGTGTTGAATGCTATTATATGCCTCGTCAATACATCACAGAGAAGACTGTCATTCGTGAGGTCATTGAGTCAGAGTTCAATAATGCTTATCCACTGGAAGCTTATGTGGATAACTATGAAGGTTATGGTGGTCAAGGAACCATTCTCTCTAAGTTTGGAATTGAGGACAGAGATGATCTGACATTGATTATCTCAAAGGAACGATTTGAGAACTACATTACACCACTAATTGCAAATCTTCCAAACAGCGAACTTTCTACCAGACCAAAAGAGGGCGACCTTATTTTCTTCCCATTGGGAGATCGTTTATTTGAAATCAAATTCGTTGAGCACGAAAACCCCTTCTATCAACTGAAGGACCGTTATGTTTATGAACTCAAGTGTGAACTCTTCCGTTATGGGGATGAGGTTATTGACACAGGTGTCAGTGAGGTAGATGAAACCATTCAGCAACTTGGTTACATTGCCACTCTGACAATGGTTGGAACTGCAACCACAGCGACCGCAACTGCTGGTTATTGTGCAAGTGGTTCAGTTCATTCTGTGACCATTACCAACATGGGAAGTGGTTACACCTCTCAGCCTCAAATTGGTTTCTCTTCTGCTCCAGATGGTGGTGTAACTGCAGTTGGTGTTGCATCCGTCACTGGTCTTTATGGTGAATGTTCTGTTGATGGTGTTGGTGGTAAGGTTGCTGCAATCAATCTCATCAATGCTGGTTGTGGTTACACAGTCGCCCCATGGGTTACCATTTATGAAGGTGGTGGAATGGGAGCAGGCGCAACAGCGGGCATTGTTACAACAGGGGCCGTTCAGTTCATAACAGTCACTGATGGTGGTGCGGGTTACTCCACAGCACCCTCTGTAACCTTCACAGGTTCCTCTGACATTGATGCAATTGGCATTTCCACCATAAGCTCCGCTGGTATTGTTACAGCGATTTATGTGGTGAATTCTGGTGCTGGTTACACTCAGGCACCCACAGTTACCATTGCCGCACCGAGAGCTTCTGGAGCAGGATTGGGAACTGGTTATTATCTGTTTAATGAAATTGTTACTGGTCAAACATCTGGAACCACAGCTCGTGTGAAGGAGTGGAATAACGACACATCTAAGTTGGAAATCTCCATTATCGACGGGGACTTCCTGGCAGGAGAACAGGTTGTTGGTGCAGATTCTGGAGCAAAACACGTTATCTTTACGGTCGAAACGCTCAACGAACCTGGATCAGATTTGGTTGATGGTTTTGCAGATAATGATGTTATTCAAGATGAAGCAATCGAAATCTTAGACTTCTCTGAGTCCAATCCATTTGGAGATCCATAAATAATCCTGTCTAGACGACTGAAAAGATGTTTGAATATTTTTATAACGAGATCATAAGATCCGTTATTATTGGATTTGGATCGCTGTTTAATGGCATTGAGATTCAACATAAGGACAATTCAGGCAATGTAGAGAGCATTGTCAAGGTTCCTCTTGCTTATGGACCGACACAGAAGTTTCTTGCTCGTTTAAGACAACAGGCCAATCTGAATCGAGCAACGGAAATCACGCTTCCGAGAATGTCTTTTGAGATGACTGGACTGACTTATGATCGTTCTCGTAAGTCAACACAGATGACGAAGATCATCAATCAGACTCCGGACGGTGAGCAGGTAATGAGAAATTACCAACCTGTTCCTTATAACATGACATTTGAGTTGTCAATTATGACAAAGTTGAATGATGACATGTTACAGATTGTTGAACAAATTCTTCCTTACTTTCAACCACATTATAATTTAAACATCAACTTTTTGGGTAACCTCAAAGAACAAAGAGATATTCCAATTCAGTTGGATAACATCACAATGACTGATGATTATGAGGGTAACTTCGATACCAGAAGAGCACTGGTGTATACCCTGAACTTCACAGCAAAGGCTTACCTTTACGGTCCCACCACAGACGTTTCTGGCGAGGTTATCAGAAAAGTCACTGTTGGTTATGTGGCTGGAACTCCTGGAGATGGAACGGCAGAAAGAGATCTTACTTACTCTGTGACACCAAGAGCAGTTAAGGATTATGATGGCGACGCTACAACTTATGTGGAAGAAAATGTGTCTCTCACTGATTCCACAATCACAGTCGCAGATGCATCTGCTCTAACTGCTGAGACTTACATTTATGTGGACCAGGAGGAGATGTACATTGAATCCATTGATGGTAATGACATTAGAGTGAAGAGAGCACAGGATAACACTAAAGCACAGAAACACGTTCTGGGTGCTGCTGTAAATGTTATCACCGCCGCAGATGACAGTGAGATTCTGTTTGGTGATGACTTTGGGTTCAATGGATCCACTTTCTGAGGTATTTTATGAAGGATAATTATGAAAATCTGGATGAAGTTTTTGATGTGGAGCCAATCGAAGTGACAAAATCTCCAATTATCGGTGAGGACAAATCTGGTTACACTGAGAGAATTGAGGAGGAAATGAAAGAGATTACCTCCAACACCGAGGACATCAAAAAAGATTATGAATACACCAGAGGCAATCTTTATTCCATCATTGAAAAGGGACAGGAAGCATTAAATGGCATTCTGGAACTTGCCCAAGAGAGTGAAATGCCAAGAGCTTATGAGGTTGCTGGTCAGTTGATTAAGAATGTTGCTGATGCAACTGATAAGTTGATGCAACTACAACAAAAACTCAAACAGGTGGAAGAAGAAAAGGAAGCAAAAGGACCCACCAATGTTACCAATGCAATGTTTGTTGGTTCCACCAGTGAGTTACAGAAGCTTCTGAAGGATATGGGTAAAGATAAATAACTAAAAAGGTTAGATATGGCCGCAACACCTTCCATCAATATTGTTATCCCACAAGGTGCAGACTTTAGTGAAGTTTTCACTTCCACTGAATCTGATGGCAGTTTGTCTAACCTTTCTGGGTATACTGGGGCGTCAAAGATTAAGAAGTATTCAACTTCCCCAACGTCTTATTCGTTCACTGTTGGAATTACAACTTCCACATCTGAAGTGTCAATTGCAATGACGGCCGCGGCCACAGTTGCTCTGGATCCTGGTCGTTATTATTATGATGTCGTTTTAACTTCTCCCAGTGGAGGAGTTACGAGAATGGTGGAAGGTTCTGCTATGGTAACTGCTGGAATTACCACTTAAACTAATGGCTGTTGTTAGAAAATCATCCTCAAGAAGTCGAAAAGTCACTGCTGCTGCTCAATCTGCATCAACGATCAAAAAGAAACCTTCAGATAAGACGGTCTCAGTTACGACAACAACTCAACCCAAAACTCTCAGAGAAATGAATGATGTGAGTTTTGGAACTCTTGATGCGCAAAAGGATGGGTTTCTTGTCATTTATAACAGAACTTCAGATAAAATGCAGTTGATTTCTGCTGACTCCATTCTTGAAACTGCTTCTGCTGATAATGATCTTCCTGACACCTTTATTCAACAACTCGACACTGAACTGAATCTTGAGTTTGGTGACTTTGATGGTGGAGGGTTCGTCGAATGAGTCGAAGATTAGCGAGACAATTGGATGATTCTCAGTTTGATGATCTTCCAAATAAGAATAACTTTGTTGTCAAGTACAATTCAGATCTTGATCGATTTCAACTGCAGGCAATTGATGAGTCTGTGTTAAATAAATCAGTTGCTGATGCTGATCTTCCCGATGACTTCGTTGAGACTGTTTTGGAAGAAATTGTGGATGCCGATCTTTATCGATTGGATGCTGGGGAGTTCTGATGACTGACAATTTAGGCGACTTCTTTAGTCTCATTGGAGAGGCTAAGAAAGAAAAGGATAACACTAAGAAAAAACTGATGGGAGATCTTTCTCTCACAGATCTTTTTATGTCGCTTGAAGAAGAAAAGAAGAGAACTAAGAAGAGAAAAGAAGAAGAGAAGAAGGAGAAAGAGAGACTTCAGAAACAAGCAAAGGCGTTTGAGAGTTTTCTTTATTCAGAAAAGAAGCCAGTCAACACAACAGACTGGAGAGATGATTATAAACCACTGGAGATTGAAACCACTAACATCATTGAACCAGAACCTCTCATAAAAGAAGAGGAGAAGGAAGAAGAGAAAGTTGAACTCACAGAAAACATTGAGAGATCAATGGAGATTCTGGAGAAACTAATTCCAGAAGAAGAAAAGATTGATGACTCTGAGACAGAGATTGTCAGATTGAAGCGGGAGATGGATCAACTCCGCAAAATGGTTTATGAATCTGTCAGAACTGCCACAGCACAAGGTGGCGGTGGTGAAGTTCGCCTGGAGTTCTTAGATGATGTTGACAGAGACAGCGCCAAAGTCAATGGAATGTTCCTGAAGTATGATGATACTTCTGGAAAATGGGTTGGTTCTGCCGCTGCGGGTGCTGGTGCCACAGTTTTCACAGACCTCAATGATGTTGATGGATCAGTTGTGGGTCTCAATCGTGCTGTGGTTTGGGACACTGAAAGTTCTCAGTTCATTGGTTCTGACATTCTTGGATCTCTGAGGGAAGTTATTTCAGAGGATGTTGATGATGGTGCGGTTCTGACTTACTCAGCATCAGAAGGAAGATTTATTGCTACAACTCCTGCCAATGTTGGAATTAGAACTCAACTGGCAGATCTGGATGATGTGAGTGTTGCTGGAATTCAAACCAATGGTGTTCTTATCTTCAATGGAATTGACTTTGAATTCACCACTCCATTTGAGGTTGTGGATCGTTCTGATGGAACAGACGACAACACTCTCGATTATGGGAGCTTCTAACTTATAAATAAATAAGTGGAATAACAGGATAAAGAGTCATGGGAGTAGGCATAGCCTCAACCTCTGTATATTTCTGGGCTGATGGCAGTTCAACCTCCTATAACGGGAAGACAGCTGCAGCAGAAGGTCTTGCTGGCATTTATGTGTTGATCGATCCGATCACACATCCGAACATCAATACTGGTTATTTTATAAATGATTCCGGTGTCCTTTCAGCATCAACAGGTGTTGGTACTGCCGTTAATGGTATTTCGACCGTTGCTTATTATCTTTATGATCATGTAGCAAACGGTGGAATTGGGCAAACAGCTGCATTTATCAGAGACTGGAATAATACTGGTAAGTATTACAGCTGGAAATTATGCCATCAAATTGATTTGGATGGGGATGCAGACTTAAATGATGAGGATGAGGGACCTTTTGGTGACACTGATGCTGCAACACCAGCAACATATAGTGGTTTCTACGGAAACGTTCAAACTCTA